ACGGTGGCCACGTACAAGCAGACCGCGCCGGCCTCGATCAGATCCAGACTGGGAGGAGTGCAGGGGTCCATCCTCGACTGCTACGGCGGGGAGTATGAGTTCGACAACTACACCGTGCACCTGTGGGCCGCCAGAGGGCGGAACAGGGGAGTGGTGCTGCGCTACGGAAAGAACATCACGGATCTCTCCCAGGAGGCCAGCATCGCCGACACGGTGACCGGAGTCTATCCGTACTACCAGGACGAGAACAGCTACGTGGAGCTGCCGGAGAAGGTCATCAGCGCCCAGAGCGCCGAGAACTTCCCCTATCACCGGACCATCGCTCTGGATCTCACCGACCAATTTGAGGAAGTCCCCACTGTCGCACAGTTAAGGACGGCCGCACAGAACTACATCGCCCAGGAAGGCATCGGAGTGCCGAGGGTGAACGTGAAGGTGAGCTTCATCCCGCTGGCTGATACTCTGGAGTACGAAGACCTGGCGGCGCTGGAGACCGTTTCCCTGTGCGATACCATCACGGTGAAGTATGAGAAGCTGGGCGTGGACGCCACTGCCAAGGTGATCAAGACGGTCTGGGATGTACTCGCTGAGAGATACGAGAGCATTGAGGTAGGCGATGCCAGGAACTCACTGGCCACCACCATCGCAGAGACCAAGCAGGAAGCAGCTGAGGCTGTAGATGGTTCTGCACTCACTCAGGCCATCGCCCGCGCCACCGACCTCATCACAGGCGTGACAGGCGGGTACATCCGTTTCAACCGCAACGCCGACGGACAGCCCTACGAAATGCTCATCATGGATCACGAGACGGTGGAGACCTCGACGAACATCTGGCGGTACAACTCCGCCGGGTGGGGGTTCAGCCACGACGGGGGTGCAACCTACACCACCGCCGCGACCATCGACGGCGGGATTATCGCCGACTCCATCGTGGCGGGGACGCTGACTGGTCTTGAGATTGACAACGGCTCGGGGACTTTCCACGTGGACAGCGCCGGGAACATGACCGCATCAAGCGCCACCATCACCAACGGGGTACTGAATAACGGGAGAGGGACGTTTAAGGTTGATGCAAACGGCAACTTGACCGCAAACAGCCTATCGTCTAACAACGCCACCATCACGGGCGGGTCTGTCAACATCAGCGCTAATTCTGCCGTGACGGATAAAATAAAACTGACGTACACCTCGGGAGGGGTAACTACCTCGTCGGCTATATCACCGCAATACATTACACACCAGTCTGGAACGACTAAGATTACTACGTCATTTGTCGGTTTAGACATGGAGTCGGCGGGTTCGCTGATGGCTGAACTGTACAATTACTACCTTGCTTTTTGGGCATCAGGCGATGCAACAACCGCGTCAAGGAACTTTGGAAAGGCGCTGATATTCATCGGTGGTGGCTCTGATACCACAATCAGAATCGGGAAGTCCACAGGTCAGAACATCACCATCAAGCCGTCTGGAATCACGCTATACGACACCAATGCAGTGCGGCGGGCGTCCTTAACGTATACTGCGGGTCTGACGTTCTACAACGCGAGCGGTAGTGTAACCAAGCAGTATAGCGCAACGTAAGGGAGGGAACATGTTTAGCATCACGAAAAGAGGCGACGACACCGACATCTATCTGACGCGCGGCGATACTTTCGATTGCGTTGTGACCATCTACGACGCGGACGGCGAGGAGTACACGCCCGCCACGGGGGACGAGGTGGCTTTCAGCATGAAACTGAACTACACCGACACCACCCCGGTGCTGACGAAAGCGGTGGACACGTCCACGATGCTCTTGACCATCGAGGCCGACGAGACGGAGGACTTGACCATGGGGCTGTCCTACGTGTATGACATACAACTGCGGACGGCGGGGAACTCGGTGTACACGTTCATCAAGGGCAGGCTCTATCTGGGCGAGGAGGTGACGGCATGAGTTTTAACGGACAAATCAGCGGGTCGTTAGCACCGCAGGGCGCAAGGGTCGGGAGCATCTCCGGGAACATCGGAGCGGTCGTGCCCGACATCCGGGACGAGTCCGTGACCACGGCGAAAATCGCAGATGCGGCAGTGACCATCGCCAAACTTGCGCAGGACGTGACGGCGCTCATCAACAGCAAGGGCGACGCCTCGGACGTGGCGACGCTCCAGAGTGACGTGGCGGCGCTCCAGACCATCACGGAGGGACTCGGCACGGCATCCACCTATGGAGTCGCCAACAACCTCACGCAGGCGGCGGCGGGGGCAAACGTGCTTGATGCGTACCAAGGCAAACTGCTCGGCGACCGCATGACCACCGCCGAGGGCAACATCACCACGCTTAACGACGGGTATACGCAGTTAGCGGCAAACGTGTTTCTGCACCACAAAACCATAACGGGCACAATCACGATGGCGGCAAACAGTTCTGGTCAAGCCGGGTACTCCGTAGGCATTGACTGGTCTGTTGCCTTTGCTGTTGTTCGTCAGCAAGATGCGTCAAAACTCGTTTTCCTCAGTATGGGATACGTTGACAGTCAAAACTGCTATGTCAATTGGCGGTCAGAGAGAACATCACAATCGAGCATCCCCATCCGCATTGACATTTTCGGGTATTGACCGCAACTTCACGCCATCTTACTTCCACCGTCCGATGGCGATGTAACCAACGCAATCCGTGCATTTCAACGCGTTGGACGTGTTGAACCCCCACCGGGGCGAAAGGAGAACAAATGGACATATTAATCGCCATAATAGGCGGTGGAGTGGGGGCGGCGGTCGTCACCGTCGTAGGGCAGTTGCTGACCGCGAGGCAGGCCAGAAAGTACGCCAAGGAGGACACGGAGACAGAGGAACTCGCCGCACTAAAACATGGCATGATGTGGCTACTCTACGACCGCATCCGCTTTCTCGGACTCGCTTATATCGAGGACGGCGCGGTCGACTTTGACGACCGTCGTGTGCTTCGGGAGATGCACAGCGTATATCACGAGGGACTCGGCGGAAACGGCGACCTCGCGATCATCATGCGGCAGGTGGACGACCTGCCGCTCAAGGAGGGCAAAAGGTGAAACTCGACGACAAAACCTACACAATTTTGAAATGGCTCGCGCTCGTTTGCTTCCCGGCCTGCGGGGTGCTCTACAAGACCATCTCCGCCATCTGGGGCTTGCCTTATGGTGACGCTGTCTGCGAGACGTTCACAGCGGCCTCGCTGTTCGTCGGCGCTCTGATCGGAGTGTCCACCGCAGAGTACCACCGCACGAAGGGGGTGGAGTGATGGCAGTGTATCCTATCCTCTCCGACTGGGACTATGTGCGGACACTGGCGGTCCGACTGTACACGAACCGGGACCAGTTCGCCTACCTCTACGGCGGGAACGGCGAGTATATCAAGGACGAAGCAGCTGCCCGGGCCATCGTGGACCGCATGTGGGCAGCTTATCCGTCCCACTTCCAGACAGCCGTCATCAAGACCGGCCACACCAAGGAGCAGCTGATCCAGCACGTCATCGGCAAGCGCGTCCTGGACTGCTCGGCGCTGGTGTGCTATGTTTCCCAGGGAACCGCATGGGGCAATCTCTCGGTCAAGCACGACCTGAACAGTTCCGGCCTGATCTCCGTCTGCCATGACATCACCACCCCGAAGCAAGGCGTCTGCGGCGGCCTCCTCTGGAAGAAAGGCCACGTCGGCATTGACGTGGGCGGCGGGTGCTTCGTCGAAGCCGCCAATGAGTTCGTGGACATCCGGATGCGTAACCTCTCCGGGGCAGGCTTCACCAAAGCTGGCAGACTCCCCTGGGTAAACTACGGCCGCATGATCTGCGCATCTGATCGTTGACATCATCACCCATTGGACTGAATATCCTCCTGACCTACCCCCGTCCGGCTCACCACCGGGCGGGGCTTTTTTGGTATACAAAATTTCAGAAACGGATAACACGGTTTCGGAATTTTTGTATCAGGAGAAAGTCCAATGAATGAACACATCATCGCCGTCTATTTCAATCCGGTCGATGAGGGACTCGACGAGGGCCCGGACCTCCTCCTTTGTTCCAGAATCAATGAATTGACCGAAGGTGCGGATGGCGTCAAGGGCCGTTTTCTGACGGTCATCCTCTTCGGGAATGGAATCGAGCTCAGCCTGCAGGCGGTCGCGCCTCTCGGTGAGCGGTTCGAGCTTCTGCCGGAGTTCCTCCGGGTCAAAATCTCCTTGAGCATAGAGGTCGAGGAGGCGGGAGCGTTGGGTGTTGAGTTTCTGGATCTCGGCGGTGATGATCTTCCGCCGGTCATCCTTCGGCGCATCGTGCGGCTCCTCCAGAGCTGAGGGGTCCAGCACCAGCGTTCGGATCTGATCGAGCACGATCTTGTCCAGCTCGTCCTCCAGCACATGGGCGTTTTTGCAGTTCGGGTCCTTTACCATGTCGAGGTTATACTTCGCGCGGGAGTGGCAGGAGTAGTATCGCTTTTTGTTCGCCTTCCTCGTGCAGATGTACCTCGCACCGCACCGCTTGCACCAGACCAGACCGCCAAGTAGCGAGGGTGACTTCGGGCCTGCCGGCCGTTTGGCTGCCAGAAGGCGCGGCTGAATCGAGTCAAAATCCTCTTTGGACACCAGCGGTTCATGAGACCCCTGGCAAACCACACCGTCCCATCTGACCATACCGGCATAGACCGGATTCATAAGGCACAGCCGGACGCGCTGGGAGTTCCATGTGCCGTAGCTGGTGGTGTATCCTTTCTGGACAAATCCCTTCGCAATCTGGTAGGTGCCAACACCGCCGATGAAATCCGCGAACATCTCGCGGATCTGCATGGCCTCATAAGGGTCCGGGACCAGCTGGCCGTCGATGTAGCGGTATCCGATCGGGACGTTCCCGCCTCCGCGCCATTTTCCCTCGCGGTTCCGGCCGGCCTTTCCCATGGACATCCGCTCTTTGATCTTCTCACGCTCCAGCTGCGCAAAGACCGCCAGGATTCCGATCATGGCCACACCGAACGGAGTGCCGGTGTCGAAGTTTTCGGTCATACTCACGAAATCGCAGCCATTCGCCCGGAAGACATCCTCAATCAGATAGAGGGTGTCTTTTTGCGAGCGGGAAAGCCTGTCCAACTTCCAGACGACCACCCGTGATACCTTTCTGTCCTTCACATCGCTGATCAGATCCTGCAGGGCCGGACGGTCGAGGGACGCCCCGGAGAACCCGGGGTCTGTGTACACCTTCGCGTCCTTCCATCCCATGGCCAGCGAGTAGGACTTTAAGCGCTGGATCTGTTCGTCGATGGAGTAGCCATCCTTCGCCTGCTCAGCAGACGATACTCTGACATACAGTGCGATCATGCGACACCTCCGTGGGCAATGTATTCAATGACTTGCACATCATCCTCCCGGTAAAAGTCCTCCCGGGAGATGTGGCCAAGCGCGTGGATGTAAGCCCTCACCCGGGCATCCTCCGTTAAGTTCTCGTTGAGGAAGACCGTGTGAGTGCCGTCTTCATTCGGGTGGACACACTCATCCACCCCGTCAGGGAAGCAGAGCAGGACCACCATGGTCTCGTTCCGCTCATCCCACCATTTTGTCATTCTTCTCCTTTCTCCCTCTTCTTCAGGTAAAGCAAGTAGTCATAGGTTTGCTGCAGAGTCTCCGGGCTCACGTCTTTCGCGGCACTGAACAACAGCCGGAAGTCATGATCATCTTTCATGCGCTGCGCAATCTCTGCGGTCGCCGGGTCTTCGTAGTAGACAGGCTCAGCGTCTCCTGTGATGAAGTAACCGACAGGCACATCGAAGTAGTTGGCGAGCAGCTGGAGCCGTTCTGGGCTTGGCTGTTTGTAACGGCCGTTTTTCCAATCGCTGAATGCTCTCTTCGGGATTCCTGTTGCTTTCGACACATCGCTTGCTGTGACGCCACGAGCCTCTAGGAGCTTCGCAAAATACTCATACATAACACACCTCACACAAATAGTACGAAATTTCGCAAAAACATGTTGACAGTGTGTATATATCGTATTATAGTACCAGATGGGTACGAAATAACGCACCCGTGAGCGGCTGAATACGATTTCTACACTGTTCCCTAAGCAAGACCAGTATAACGAAAAATCGTACTATTTTCAACCGCTACATATGGAGGAAGGAGGACCTGATGGACGCAAGATGTAAGTACGAGGCCGTCCGGGACCGGCTGGGCATGACTGACTACGAAGTAGCCAAGAAGGCCGGGATTGAAAAATCCACATTCTACACGTGGCGGAAGCGGTCGGAGGAGAATGGCTATCTCACCATGGGAATGGTGAACATGATGAAGATGGCCAAGGCGCTGGGCGTCCGGCTGGAGGATCTGGTCGGGGACGCAAACTAAGGAGGAGAAGATGGCGATTGAACTTGGCGGTGGGTGGTTCCTGAGTGCGGATGCCTACTGCTACATGCTGGGGACCAAAAGGAAGAAGCCAACCACGATGGGCGGGTGGTATAACTGGGAGTTTTTCTTCCCGACGCTCGAGAAGGCGCTGGAACACTTCGCAGTCCTTCAGGAGCGGGCCGAAATCGGGCTGGCAGACGCTGACGTAACGCGCGAACTGCTTTCAGCGGTAAATCGTGCGCATGAAGAGACAAGGGCGCTGATACAGGCCTGTGCCGCGCATTTTCCGGAGCTTCCGGTATGACGGTGCACAACATCCTCCGGAATGGGACGGAGGCAGACATCAGAGGCCGGGTGGTCAAGGAGGGCGCCTGGCTGGTCAGGAGGAAAAATGGAGTACATCACGGTGATAGTCAAGCCGCCGATGCGGCCGGCATACCAGACGGTGGTCAAAAACAGCCTTGAAGCCTTTCAGGGGCTGGTGGGCGGATACATCGAGACGGTGCCGGTCGGAAAGGCCTTGATGCTGGTGAACGAGGAAGG